GTTGTCCCCAGTTTTCATTGCTCGGCCTCCTCACAGCCACATAGCAGCGCAGTAAGCACAACGGCCACCATCGCACTATCAAGCGACATATGTTTAAACTCTTTTCTCGTCATTTGTGTGCCTCCTCAATCGATCTCTGCGACTTCAACTCTCGGATTAGCTTTGTCAATAAAGAACCGATCTCGCAGTTCTACAATGTGATCCCAGTTGTCGTTTTCTAAAAATTCAGCCTTTTGCATGCCGTCGAAGATAAACTTGTGCTGAAACGCGATGTTGTCCGGGTCTGTTCGCTTGTCATACCAGTACCAGTCGAAACTTAGGGGTTTTCCCCATTGAAATTTCACGCCCTGATTCATCGCTTTTCTCACAGCCAACATTACCGTTTCCGTTGCTTGTTTCTTGACTTTTGCTCCGCCAAACATATTGCCTCGTTCAACCTTGATGTACTGGTTAAGAGTCATGAGGGGCAATGGAATAATGATCCTGTTCACGCTGGCTTCACGTCCTTCAGATAGTATTGACGTTGCTTGCCATCAACCATCTCAACCGTTGTGATTAGCTCTTTGGGTGCCTTGCCATCAAAAGCAACTGGCTTGTTGATGTCTTGACGTTCACCTCTGGCGTTGTATCGCTCGATTCTGATGATTCGTGCCACACCGCCAAGATCACGCACGCCCATGAATACTCGATCAGGAACCATAACCAGATCACCGACAATCATTTTTGTTTTAATTGCTTGCATTTGAAGATTCCTCCTGTAGTTTCTTGCATTCTCACTCGCTAAATTGCTAACGACTCGCAATCTCTTCATGGCCGTTGTTGCGGCGCGGTAACTTGATCTCAAACTCACTTGCCACTCGCTTAACGAACGTTGTTGACTTCCCGATCCGTTTTGCAACCTCTGTTAGTGTTTTGCTCTTGCTTGCCGCCTCAGAAACTTGTACTGCATACTTCTTACGGTTAGCTTCCCCGCGTTTATTTACAGCCTTGATGCTGCTGATCAGTGCGACTGAAGGCATATCTCGATTATCAACACCGGCTACCGCACGTTTCTCGACAATCGCTTTCTTTGATACAACGATCAGGTTATTGAACGCTTGCTTTTCGATTTTTGAGAATGCTTCGCTTTCAGAAATATCTAGCTTAACTGCGTTTTTGTATCGCTTTTGCAATTCAGCTTTGAAGTCGCGCCACACTTTGTCGCCCTGCTCGTATAAACGCACTGTTACTTGTGTCATAATTCTGCCTCCTGCTTAATTAATGGCGTTTCTGAAAAGTCCAGTGTTGCGAAGTGCTTAGCTAGTTTAATTAACTTAAGCAAGTTGCCCGAAACTTCGCCGTTAGCATATATGCTATCTGACGCTTCATGAATCATGCGTGTATTTGCCTGAACAATGCTCTCAACAAGCACGACGATGTCTTGCCACTGTGCTTCAGTAACGTTTAGGAAACCACTGTCATAATCGCGTTCGATGTCCGCTACTGTTTGATTCAAGGCCGTTTCGTAGGCCCGCAAACGTTCATCCAAGCGTTGCAAATATCTATTCGTCATTTCTTCGACTCTCACTTTTGTTTTCCCCTTACGTCTTTCAAATCTTCAAAGTTGAGTGTGCAGTCTTTTGATTTTGGAATGAGGCGGCTAATGAGTTTGCTGTTGTACATGTGCTCAAGCTCACTCAGCTCGTTGTTCGTTGTGATGATTGTTGATAGACGAGGACTGTTGCTCTCAAAATCAAGGCGGGCATTTGCAACGCGATACATCAGCTCTTGCATGTCACGTCTCACTGGCTTGATGTCGAGTTTCATACCGCCTTCTGTGCCGAAGTCGTCCAACAACAGCACGCCAGCCTCTTTCATTGCCCGCTCAATGCCTGCTAAACGCAGGCGAACGTCTGGTGCATCGTATTGCAAGCCCATCAGGTTACTCAGCTCTGCTGTTGAAATAAACAGTCCCGACTGGCCTTGATCGCGCAATCTGGTTAGCATTGCTAAGGCCAAGGACGTTTTACCCGTCCCACGCGGTCCAAACAGAACCACGTTCTTAGGCACTTCCGTCATTTGCTTGGTCAGCTTGTATGCACGATTCCCCAGATTCCTAGAGTTTTGCTGATCCGTTTGTAGTTCAGGCTGCCATTTTTCGAACGTAAACTTAGCCGGAACGTTTCCGGGGAAGACTGAGTAGCGATAAATGGCACGTGCCTTTTTACGGTTCAATGCGGCCATAGAGCGTTCGTAGAAGCGGTGTTCGATCTCGGCCTGAGTTGGCAGCGTATTAACGTCAATTCCACGCTTCTCAATGATTCTTTGCACGTCCGCATGTGTGAATAGTCCTTTAGTCGACTCCATATCCCCAGTTCTCCTTTTTCGGTTCGGTGTGCGGCGTTCGGTTTGACTGGCGTTCACTATCGTTTGCTTCGACAGCAGCAACCGTGAGAAGACGCTTGCTCTCCCAGTTTTTCAAGATGCCATTGACGTACTTGTAGTTTCTGACATTGCTTTCAACCGCAGTCCGCAGCGCATTTAGAACTAGCTTCTCAGGTTCAGGTGATCCTGCTTTTCGCATGTCATCAACCCAATCAACAAGGCTTTCTCTGGTGAACGGTGACAGTTGTCCAAACCCGTTTCCTTCCCAGAAATTGCAAATATCAAGAATTGATGATGACGACGATGACGGTTCTTCAGCAGGCCTCTCCGCTGCCTTTACTGGAGCAGTAGTCTGTTGTCGTTTAGTTTTGTCTAGTTTAGTCTCGTCTTGTTTAGTGTATGTGCTACTGTGTTGCCTACTAGGTTGTAAACTACCTTGTAAACTGTGTTGCCTACTAGGTTGCCTACTGTGTTGCCTACTATTTGACACACTGTCATCAGCTTGACTACCAGGTTGCCTATTATATGACGCACTAAGTTTTCGTGAAATATCGATTACTGAGTAGGTCGTTGCCTTAACACCGTTAGTTTGAAAATCTATCAGCCCTGACTGTTTTAGCGCGTTACGGGCTTTGACGATGCCCTGACGGCTTAAACCAGTCAACGTTTCAAGTGTTCGATTCGGCATATTGAATTCGCTTGGCCAGCCTAGCTGGTTACATTGGTAAACCAGCCCATGCCATAATGCTATCTGTCCTGTGCTTAGCGGATTAACGCTTTGCTGAATGTAGAACTCTCGAATTAGCTTGAATAAATCCATGCGGTGAGTCACCTCCTACTCGACTAGCTCATCCATGCTGATAATTGTGGCGACTCGTTTAGTTGCCTTGCAGTAATCACAGGCCTCACAGCGATGTGGCCGCACCTGACCGGATTTAACCGCCTCAATGCGTTCTGTGCTGTCCTGGATCTCTTCCAGTGCCTCGTCCATACGGTACTGTGGTACTTCGATGACGGCATGGTCGGGCACGTCTTCCTTAGTCACGGCAATGATGAATGCTCTTGGTCGCGTTCCGTAATTTTGGTAAATCAGCTCCTGATAAACCGCCATCTGAAGCTGATAGTTATAGGCATCAACGAAACTGGTTGGTTGACGTTCTCCTGGTTTCCAATACTTCTTGTGAAGCGACTGTGTGGTCTTTAGATCCAAAAAGAATGACTTTGTAGAGTCGAAGCAGTCCAGCTTTCCCATCCACTCGACCCCAAACAGATCACCGGTCAGGATCTCTTCTTTTTCGCCCTGATAAAGTCGTTGAACATTCTCATCAGCTTCAAGCGTGGCAATCATCGCATCAGCTTGTTTATAGGGAGCTTTCAGGTGCCCTTTTGATGATCCACGAGTGGAGAACATCTCTGGGTGTCCTTCGATAAAAGACTCATGAGCTTGCTTGGATTCAAAATAGCTGTGTAGATAGTTTCCAACCAGCAAGGCAGTCGGATCACCTCTTGGTGTCCATTTACCTTGCAATTCGGCCATCGCTTCTGCTTCGCATGTCAGAAACTTCTTAAACCAGGTAGCAGACTGATATTTGAAACTGGTATCCAGCGAGTAATAATCATCCTTGTTGACCGTCAAAGATTTCTGGTTGTTTTCCTGCATTTGGGTCGTGGGTAATGTCTGGCTTAAGAGCATCTGGCTTCACCTCCGATTTTGTGACGGGTTCAGCGGGAGCGTTAAGTGCATCCTCGATCGAGTTAGGATCTTCGGGAGTAACATCCTTCAGTTCTGGATCAGCTTCGACTGGTTTTTCATCGGCACTGACCGCGCTTTGCATGTCAGTTGTCATTGGGCCCCACTTAGTCAGCAGCGATTTGATTACTGTCTTCAGGGCCATAGCCTCGTAGTTGTCTTTCCAAACGCCCTTGGGTGCCGTGCCACCATCAGATTTGCTGAAGCGCTTGCGATGATCATCGACTTGCTGATATGTCCAATAGACCATCTTTTCAAAACCGTTAGTCAGTTTGAACGATGCGGCATAGCCAACCGGTTTTTCGCTTGCTTCGCGATCATGGAAGTTCGGCGTGTACTCAAGTTCCTCTGTTAGTGGGTTCCAGCTCTTGAACTCATCTTCATAGATCGGAAGCGCTGTCAGGCGCTTGTAACGGCCCGAGCGTTGAGCAAGCTGGATATAGCCCTTGTACCCAATCTGTGGCTGCGCCTGGTTCTTGTATGGAACGATGTAGACAAAGCCCAAGCTCGGGTTAACCGGAAGATCGAGCGTTGCTGCTACCATGGCCGAGTTGATAACACTTAACTGATCAACTCTGGCTAAGCTTGGATTAAGGCTTACCGCGCTGGCAATCGATGAAAGAAACTGTGGTGCCCGTTTGTCCAGAACCGCCGCAAACTTGTTTCGAATAGCCTGTGTCTCAATTAGTTGCTTAACCGGCATTTTTGTTAGGTCATATTGTGTCGTCATATGCTGCTCCTCCTATTTCCATTCCTGAAATCCTTGATTCTTCATGAAATCTATAATGTCTAAGCTGTCATCGCCGAAGAAAATCTCAACTAGTTCTGCTTTTGGATACGTAGAACTAGCAGCGTCTTTTAAGAATCGCTCAGGGCCGTGAATGTTGATCCAATCTTGCAAGTATTCCTTCGCCTTGTCTTTGTTAAAGGCGCCTTCATAACGCGATGTAGCACAGCTTTGATAGAACCAAGGTTTCTTTGTATCAACTTCATATTCATCGGCGGTGGCCAAGAACTCCTCCGCTTGTTCGATATCCATATCTTTGGGCAAGACGGCACCGTGATAGGATTCCCAATCAGCAATGGCTTTATCTTCAAGCGCTTCTCGTCGTTGATACTCGTTCAGAACTGCTGTATTGTAATCAAGCATGGTCATCGACCGCCTTCCGTGATAAAATTAAGTCATAATAATATCTGCTCAGTTTCTGATTTCCCCCCGTAGTAGGAGCTACGGGATTTTTTTGTGCTCTTTTTATCGTGTCCATTGTTTCAAACCTCCTACTGCTGTGGCACCGATCATGATACCGGCCAGAGTTACAAGCAGATACTTCCAAAAGGCTGATGATGGGTCGAATAGCACCGACATGATTGCTTCTAACATTTGTTAGTCCTCCTATTGTCGTGCAAACCAACGCTCCATCTTCTCAGGCTCAACTCGCTGTGTTTTACCTGGTCCAACGAATGGAGCGCCACGCTTCTTCCAACGGCTCACTGTCGCAGCAGAAACCTGATAGTGTGCCATGACATCTTTTGGCGTCCAATAAATTTTCGGTTTAAATGGCTTGCGTGTCCTTTGCGGCTTAGTGGGATCGATCAGTGTGAATCCTTGTTCCATGCCTGCTCATCCTTCCTCATATAATGAAGTTTTTGATAATGTGGGAGCCTTTCGCTGAAAAGATCCATAATTGAGATGCCTAGCATTTCACAAATGGCATTCAGCTCGGTTAGATCTGCGACTGTGCTATCCAACTTTTCGAATGCGTATGCTTTCAAGTTTTTAGCGTCATCGCGTGTAAAGTTGGGGTCATTAGCAAGGCCCTCAATGTCGTGCTTGATGAAAGAAGCTTTCTCCTCGTCTTCTTCTCGTTTATCGGTGAATAAAAGCCCGCGTAAATCGTGGTATATTCCGTCACCGCTAAACAGCTTAGGGATTCCTAGAAACAAGTTAGCCATTTCATAGCTTAGTTCGCTGTCATTCATCGAATTGGCAATGTCAGTAGCCTCATTTGCTCTAATGGGAGTTCCATGAAAATAGTTGTTGATCGTTGAGCGCCCTAATTTTGCTGCATAAGCGATCACCTTCTGTGGCGTGTTGGTTCTAGTAGCGAACCTATTCAAAGGGCTACTAATTGTTGCTTTCATACGTTCCACTTCCTTTAAAAGATGAAATATTGGTGGATATTGATTCATGCTATAGAAGGCTATGATTAACCCATAGCAAGTTGATCAGCGTCTTCAGCTAGCCATTCGTCAACGTGGCCCTTCAACTGCTCGTCAGGCATTTGTTCGAATGCAAAGGCCGGAACCTCTGGGTAGATGCGGGTCAAAAAATCAATCATTGCTTCGCGTGTCATATGGCTCACCTCCTTAACTTGAAAACTGAATATTGTGTGATTGCCTCCCGCCGAGTGCGATAAATGCATCGAAGGGAGGTGATTAAAATGCCAAAACGAGTCAGCGTTACAAGCGAAAACAAGTCAAGGCGTAATGAGAAGTTTCATGACAACTTCACCGGAAAGAACATGAATCGTTCTCAGTTTGTACAAGCCATACAGAATGGCGAGTATAAAAACTACACCGTTAGAAACCTGCATGGCTTAAAAACTCCAGCATCTAAGCCAGACAGCACCACTAACAACAACCTTGATTAATCATCGCTTGTAAAACGTGCATCTTTCTCGTTATCAACAAAGTGTACGAAGAATCCTTTGGCGGTAATGCAATCTGATGCGCTTATCGAAGCAATTAACTCGTTATTTCTGGTCACATTGATCATTGCGTATGGATGTCCTTTAATGATCAGCTTTGACGGGTTTTTGGAGGTCTCTGCTGGTTCCGACCAATCAGTAGAGATCTTTTTAATCCCATCAGCGTCAATTTCAATTCGCTGGTATGGATTTCCTTGTTCTTGTAATATTTCTGCAATGCGCAATGCGTGCTGTTTGAGTTCTTCGTTCATTTGACTGCCTCCTATCGCTGGGCGGGATTTTGTTCACTAAATGTGAACAAAATCTTCAAAAAAAAGAGCATCAACGCTTTCTCCAAAGAAATCAGCCATGCGTTTCATTGTCTTCTGAGACGCTCCACGATTGCCGTTTTCGATCTTCGCGTACATAGAGTAACTAATGCCAATGGATTTGGCGGCCTCCTCTTGAGTCATTTTTTTCTTCATTCGAGCTTTTCTGATGGGATTCATTTGATCGCCTCCTTCACTATATGTGAATATAATAGAGTCACTAAATGTGAGTGTCAACACTTAATGTGAGTTTTTTTGAAATTTAATTTGTATCACTAATAGTGATGGTAAAATCAATATACACAGGTGGTGAGAACTAATGAATACGGGTCAACGAATATCTTTACTTCGAGAAAAAAAGAACCAGAGCCAAGCGGAGTTAGCCAAAACTCTCGGCATTGCCGCTAGTACAGTTGGCATGTGGGAAACGAACAAGAGAAAGCCTTCATCTAAAATGCTTAAAAAACTGTCCGTGCTCTACGATGTGTCGATAGACTATTTACTTGGTAATGACTCGACAACCGATAAAACCCCTTCAGAGGTTGACATTGCCGACCCCAAAAATGATACCATCATGACCTTTGAAGGACGTCCCATTCCGCCTGAAGATCTTGAGATAATCAAGAGACTTCTTCGAGGTGGCAAACATGATGACTGAATTTACCAGCGAGATGCTGAGAGAAGTTTTAAACTATCCTAGATTGCATAATTAAAGTTACCACCCAGAAAATGTGAAAAAAGACCTGTCCGTTCTTGCTAAAATGGTGTTTG